TTGATTAATGTGAAACCAAAAGCATATCTTTTTGAAATAGGAGAAAATCAATGATTAAAGATTTATTATTTTTATTAAGAGAGGTACACTTTGCTAATTCATATATTGTATTTATCGTTCCTTTTGTGATGATGGGAACAGATATTATCACAGGTCTTTCGCAGGCATGGAAAAACCATAACATCAGAAGTTCCAAGATGCGTGATGGATTGGCTAAAAAGATTGGTGAAATCTCATTAATTTTTGTTTGTGTAGTAATGTGCTATTGTGTTAGTGCACCACAGGAAGTTTATTATATCGTTCCTTTGTATGTTACTTTATGTGAATTGTTATCTATTGTTGAAAATATTGATAAATTAGGTTTTGAATTGCCTGATTTTGTATCAAGCAAATTAAATAATGTAAATACTACAATCACAAAAGGTGATATGGAGGATATTCAGAAAAGCATTATCGAACTAAGAAAATTATTAAAAGAATTTGATGAAAAGGAAGATGATGATAATGAGTAATGCAAGTTATAATTATTTCAAATGACAATGATGGAAAAGTCATAATAAGAACAAGAACCGACTCACAAAAAATGATTTTATTTAGGAGTGAATATATATGATTACATTCGGAAGTGCAAGAATTGATGAAAGAGGAAAAGCAAGCGGAGGACGAGCTGGTGACCAAACAGGCAGAGAACTATCTACGCAAGAAGCTTATATCTATAAAGGTGGGTGGGACGTATGTCTTAGAATCAAAGACAAGAAAAAGAGACAGAAGTACATTGATTTCATCAAATGGGCGTGTAGTTCAAAGCACATTGGATATGACCAGTCTAATAGATTGACACTATACAATGAATTAAAAAGGCTTCATTTCTCATATAGAGGTCTGTCAAAGAATGTTGAATGTGATTGTTCATCATTGGTGTCATGTGCTCTTATTGTGGCTGGTTTTGACAAGATTAATCCAGCAAATACGACTGCAACATTGGAAGATGACATCAGAAAAAAATATCCAAATGATTTTACATTCTTTACTAAAAAGTATAAGAATGGTGACCATACAAAGATTTCAAAATGGTGGCGAAATGGTGACATTCTAAATAAGTATGGACACCATGTTGTGACAGTCGTTGCTGGTGGAAGAAAGAGCACTGTTGTAAAAGCAACTAAAAAGCATTATTCAGGAGAATTTCCTAAGTTGCCAGCAAGAGGTTATTTTATTGTCGGAGACAAAGGCGAAGAAGTCGGAAAGCTCCAAAAGTTCTTGGTTTGGGCTGGATATGATATTGGTAAATGTGGTGTTGATGAAAAATATGGCAAAGATACAAAGAAAGCTGTAAGCAATTTCATGGTTGATTGTGGTTTCAAGAAAATCACAGGGGATTTTGGAAAGAAGTCATTAAAAAAAGCCAAGAAACTAAAAAAATAAGACTTCTTTGCAAGAATCTAAGTGACGTTGTATAATACTATTACACAAAGTTATTGGTATTCTCATACTGTACCAAAAAACTCTGCATGAATAATGTGGAGTTTTTTGTTTGACACTCTACACACATAGTGCTATAATGATTATGCGATAGAGATATCGCACTCACAAAAGTTCTCCATCATCAAGTACCCTATTATTTCTTGGGAAAGACGCATCTTTATTGGTGCGTCTTTCTTTTTATTATATAATTGAAATAGAGAAAGGAGGGTCAAATGGTGGACAAATTTAGTGAAGTGCCAAACAGTCAACTTCGGGCCATGATCGACGAGTGGATCCATTCAAGCCGTGAACGTGAGATGCTAAAAGACCATCTGATTGACGGCATGACTTATGAGAAAATGGCAGAAAAATATGATATTTCGGTACGCTGGATGAAACACTTGATGTGTCGAAATATGCACAAATTAATTTCGCACAAATAGTTTCAACATCAAATTGTATACAATATTTTGACTATTTTGCCAGTAAGTTGTATAGTAAGTTGTATAGTAAACGATTTTTTGCGATTCAAATTATAGCGATAAACACTACATAATTTTAAACTGTGTATAGTTGTGTATAGTAAATTTATAATTGTTGTAATATTTTAATAAATTATAAAATTATAAGATTATATAATGTTATAATTTTATAATAATAGTAAAAATATAATAAGTTATATAGTTTACTAGACACACTATACACACATGACGAAAAACGTAGTATTTATCGCTATTTTTCGTGTGTCAGTAAGATTTTTTTACTATACACAAAAATTGAATTATAGTATTGTATAATTTTGTAGACTATGCTATAATGAATATGCGAGGGAGGTGAGAGGATGCTAAAAGAGAAGATCGCACGATACTGTGATGATCATGGCATGTATGCAAAGAACTTTTCCAAACTGCTAGACATGGCACAAGGAACCTACTATGCCAGACTGAAATCCAACAACTGGAGTGTTGGTGAACTTGTACGACTCAAATCCATTCTTGGTCTTACTGATCAGGAGGTATTGGAAATCATCAACAACGGTGCTGCCGATTGATGCAGCACCAAAATAATGCAATCAAAGTATACAAAATAATAGGAGAATAAAATAATGAAAATGAAACAAGTAGAATTAAAAGACACAGTTGAGTTAATGCTTAGTGATGACTACAAGAAAAGATTATTGGCTGAGTATATTCAAGTAAATGTCAGAGCAGTTAAACTCATGGAATTCATCAAGAACAACGAATCGAACGACGATGTTCAACTGCTGAAAGATCAGCTGATGACAATGAGCGCATATATCTTGGCGTTAAGAAAACGTGCCGACATTGAAGATGTTGATCTAAAAGAAAGCCCATTGACTACTATTGCAAGAACAACTTCTATGCTTGAAACGTGTGGGTTGATTGAGTAATGTATGTGAGAATAGAGTTTAATGACGGCAGACCTGACTTACACATGAACAATGTCGTAAGTGTCAGCGAGTATGATTATGTGCTGAGAATAATGTACAAGAACGCAATCGGCAAGAACAGAGTTATTGGGTTTTCATTAGATCACGTCTCAGGGTGTCTAGTTTGCAATCCTGAGAGACGAAAACTAGCCGAAAGGATGTTTATATCGAATAGATGAAACGTCGCTTAGAATTTAAATTTAGGAGGATAAAATATGAATACAGTTTTACAAACTTTAGGAATCATCATCGGATTTTTATTGGCAATCGGTTTGATACTTGTCGTAGTAGTTATGATCGGCATACTGATCGACTGGGCAAGAATCATATTGCTGGAGTTGAAGATCAAGAGAATTACCAAAAAAATTAACATGGATATCAAGAGACACAAGGTGATGCAGCATGAAAAAGACTAACTTGTATTATCGAATCGTTGGATCCAAGTACTCAATGTCTGAGATCGCTAAGATGCTGCATATCAGCAGATCAGCGTTGTACAAAAAAATTCAAGGTGAGATCTCTTGGAAGTACAACGAGATAAGAACATTGTGTGATTCATTGGAAATCAACGAGGATGAAGAGTATGTGTACTTCAATTAAGTTGTTCAAGCATCAAGAGGACGCATTACTTCGCACCTCGTCGATGAATCGTGTAGCATACTACTTGGACATGGGGCTTGGTAAAACGTTCGTAGGATCGGAAAAAATGAGCGTTTTGAAAGGTAGGATAAATCTGATCATTTGCCAGAAGTCAAAGATAAATGACTGGATTGATCATTTCAATGATCATTACGACTACCACGTTTTTGATCTTACAAAAAAACAGGATATCGAATCGTTCATTCGTTTCAATGATTTTGTTGTTGGAGTGATCAATTATGATCTTGTGTGGAGACGTGATGCACTATTAAAGGTGCATTATGATACGCTGATGCTTGATGAATCATCGCTTATTCAAAACAATCAGAGAAAGAAAACCAAGTTCATTCTTAAATTAAAAACCGATAACGTCATATTGCTATCTGGAACGCCTACTGATGGCAAGTATGAGCGACTGTGGACACAGTGTCACATGCTTGGGTGGAACATCACGAAAACACGTTTTTTCAGTTCATATGTGAAGTCGCATCTTGTTGAGCATAGAGGATTCAAGCACCGTGAAATAACCGGATACAAGAACGTTGAGCACTTGAAAAAGAAGCTTCGTGAATATGGCTGTATTTTCATGAAAACGGATGAGGTTCTTGATCTTCCGTCTCAGACGTTTACAATATCAAAAGTCAACAAGTCACAATACTATAATAGGTTTATGAAGAATCGTATTATTGCGATCGGTGACGATATTCTAGTTGGTGACAACTCGCTTACCAAATTACTGTATGCAAGACAGCTATGTGGTGCATACAATAAAGCCAAGCTTGATGCGTTCAAGGACATTGTAGATAGTACGAGCCAACGACTTATTGTTTTCTACAATTTCAAAAAGGAACTCGATGAACTCAAAAAATGCTGCTCCGATAGACCGATCAGCATTGTCAATGGAGAGACAAAGGATTTAAACGCTTATGAGCATTACAACGATTCGATCACGTTCATACAGTATCAGGCTGGTGCATATGGGTTGAATCTTCAGAAGTCGAATCATATCGTGTATTTCACACTACCACTGTCGAGTGAAATGTTTGAGCAATCAAAGAAGCGTATACACAGGATAGGACAAGAAAAGCCATGCTTCTACACGATCATGATGTGCAAGGGTTCCGTAGAAGAGAAGATCTACAATACGTTGAAGATGCGTAAGAATTATACTGACAAACTATTTGAGGAGGACTACCACTGATGGGGGAAGAGAAAAAATTTGAAAACAAAATAAAGAAGTTTCTTAAGCTGAACCACTGCTACTACTTCAAGTATTGGGGTGGTGGACAGTTTACTCGAGCAGGCATACCAGATATCATCGCTTGCATTGGTGGTCATTTTGTTGGGATCGAGGTCAAGGCTGAAACCGGTAAGCCAAGCGAACTTCAACAGTACAACGTCGAGATGATCAGACGATCCGGAGGAATCGGATTGATTCTATATCCAAAAGACTTCGAGAACTTCAAAAAGTTGTGTAAAAAGTTGTTGACATAATTATAAATATTTGATATTATGAGTATGTAAGAAAGAGAGGTAACAAAAAATGAAATTATATGATTTAAAGGAGTCGTACAAGACGATTCTCGATAACATGGACAATGAAGATTTTGATCTTAGCGGTGTCTTAGAGACATTGGATGATGCGATCGAAGATAAGGCTGATGGCTATGCAAGAATAATTACTCAAGCAAAAGCGGAAATTGATAGCATTGATGCCGAGATCAAGCGTCTTACGACAATGAAGAAGTCTCGTAAAAATACCGTTGATCGATTGAAAGAAAATCTATTCAATGCGATGAAAGAGACTGGGAAAACGAAGTTCAAGACTGATCTATTCGCTTTTAGCATTGCCAAGAATGGTGGCAAGATTCCAGTAGTAGTTGATGTAGAGACTGCCGACTTGCCTGACGATCTTGTAAACATCGTAGAAAAACCGGATCTTGATGCACTAAGAGACTACATCGAGAGAACCGGAGACTTAACATACGCTCATTTTGGTGAACGTGGAGAATCATTAAGAATTAAATAGGAGGACAAAGAAATATGGCAATTGGAGTATTAATTGAGGGGAGACCTGGAACAGGGAAAAGTTATAGCATCAAAGGATTGAATCCGGAAGAGACGTTGGTTATCTCAACGCAGAAACCGATTTTGCCTTTTAGAAAAAAATATGATGTCGTAAAGGCTTCGACAGGACATGAAGTCGTTGCAAACATGCTAAAGACGGATAAACCAATTATCGTAGTAGACGATCTACAGTTTATTCTTGGAGTACCAATGATGGAACGAATCGGTGAAAAAGGTTGGGATAAGTTCAATGAGATTCAGCAGCCGTATATGGATGTACTAAATACATTGAATGATCTTCCTGATGAAAAGATTGTGTTCTTTACATCACATACTGATACTGATGAAAACGGATTGACAAAAGTCAAAACGATTGGCAAGGCACTGGATAAGTATATCTCAATCGAGGGGCTATTCATGATTGTGCTTGGTACACAAGTGGTTGATGATCAATACTACTTCGTTACTCAAAATAACGGTGCCAACACTCTGAAATCACCAGAGGATATGTTCCCATCAAAATACATTCCAAATGATCTTGGCTATGTAGTTGAAAAGATCAAGAATTATTACTATATGGAGGGTGCCTTGTCTGATGATGAT